ACAAGCTGTGTTACTTCATACTCACGGGCAATGATGCCTAGTGAGCTAGAGGTATGGAACTTGTAGTCAGCTACTGGGTATAGCTCAGGCTCAAACTGCATGTAACGCCATGCCGCCTTCTGTACAAACGGAATCAGGAAGGAGTCTTGGAAGTTAATCAGTGTACGCTTGTGACGCTTGATGATAGCACCTAGCGACATAGAGACACCTGCTGCTGTAGACTCTCCGTTGATAGACCCTGCAATACCTGCTGAGTCAATAGCGCCTGTGGCAGTTTGTACCATAGTCTGTAGAGACTGTGCCTGTGCAAAGGTGATCTGGCTTACGTTACCAAAGTTAAATGGCTGTAAAACCTCAGCAGGGTTGCCGTTGGTTAGAATAGTTTTCCCTGGCTGTATGCTAGGCTTTGCACCTCTGGGCATACGTGATGCGTCCATAGCCATCATTGGGTGGATGGTCAGGGCAAGGGCGTCGATTCTAGCGCGTAGTTCTGCGTCTAACGCCTTTTGGCTGTTATACCCTTTCTCACATACTCCTCTGCCCCAGAAGCGGCTAGGAACGACATCCCAAGGGAATGCGACAACAGGACGATCCTGCATCATGTAAGGGTTCTTCTCAGCCTTGAGGAGAATACCACCGTTAGCAATAACAACCATTGCCTCAGTGTAGTAGTTATCTTCCTCTTCCTCGCTAAACTCTACAACTTCCTCGTCTACTGCTTCAGGGTCTTGCATAGCTTCTTTAAGGAGGTGGGTAGGAACTAGGCCATAGTATTTGGTCAGTCTAACCTTATCCTCAGAGAAGGTAGTGAGGTCTTGGTCAGGCTCTAGGTTAAAGTCACTAGAGGCTATTGACAGATGCTCATCACGGTATACACCGCTTTCCTGTAGCTGTTCAACCAAGTGGCTAGATACAAACTCATCTACAGCACAGCCCAGTGCAGAGTTAATGTCCGTAGCTACTGGGTCAATCAGGAAGTTCTGTGGCATGACAGGGCGTAGCTTAACACAAGTACGGTCTTTAATGCTAACACCTACCGCCTGTAGCTCACCACCCATGACAGGCTGTGTAGCGGGAGCCATCTCTTTTTCTTCTTCTAATACAACTTCCGCAATGCCTGTACCAAATACTGCCGCATTAATTAGACATTCTGCAACACTTTTCCGCACCTTGTTCTTAGCAAAGTCTTCCTCTAGGTAGCCACGCAGGGCTGCAATGTCGGCAGGGTTCTGATCTCTGACATCATCTTTAATGTCAAACCACTTGCCACGGCCAAAGGTAGCTTCCTCTAGTTCCGCTACAGAGGACTCTACTGCTTGCTGTAGTGCAGGGGATATAATCTTAGATCGCTCTGATTGACGGGTCTGATCCTGTGCTGACCACTGACCACGCCATAGGCGGTAGTATTCATCAAATCGTTGTGAGTAGTTAGCTTCGTAGTGATCACGCCAACCGTCACACTTCTCCATGACCCAACCTTCTAGGTCTTGCTCCAGAGTAAAGTTATCTGCGCCTTCTAGTTCCATAGTTAATACCCTGCGTATTTATCTAAAAATTCGTAGTCCTCTTCCTCGTAGTCATAAGCATAGCTAACCTTGGCTAACTGATCTATGTATGCTAGTGAGTCTATCAAGTCATCGTGGACTAGTGGATTAGGGAACTGAAACAACTCGTCTAGGAACTGAGTATTCCACTTACCCTTGTTTAGTGTAATGTTACCGTGTTCAAAGCGTCCTTGTAACGCCCACACGATTCTATCTGTCTTCTTCTTGTTACCGTGGGTGAGTTCCTCTATGCGGAAGAATCGTTGGTTCTTCTTCATCTCATCATTGAGGTAAGGGTACACAGCGTTCTTTAACGCTCCTTTCTCAATGCCGACGGCAACAGGTTGATAATCTCGTACCGCTTGGAAGATACGTCTAGCTGTCTCTTCAACGCCCCACCGCCCGTGGATGATATTGCTAACCCACCAACCAGTAGTACCACATTTAACAACCGCAATGCTTGTTTGGTCAAGCCTCTTTGTTTTGGTTGTGACTTTCTGTACGTCTGCAAATCCTGCCAAATCGACAGCGATATAATAATCACCGTCAGCAGGTTCTTCCTCGCTAAACGTAACATCCTCTTCTTTAAAGAGTTCACTACCGTGGGCCTCAAAACTTGCCATGAACTCCTGTCGGAAGGAAAAGGCTGACATACTCTTCTCAGCAGCTTCAATCTCTTTCGGGTCTAGCAATGGGTTGTCAAAGCTCGTGTAGTGATAACCTTTGAATGTAGGGTCTTCAGACACACAAGCGTATGTATATAGTTCGTAGAAGTGGTTACGTCCCATTGGCGTACCAATGAACATCGCATCACCCTTCTGATCCGCAAGAGCAGGGCGTAGGATTTGCTCCCACACCTCTGGCTTCATGTCAGCGTACTCATCCATAACCAAGAACTTTAGGCTAACACCACGCATAGTCTCAGGTCTATCAGCACCCTTCAGCGTCAGCAACGCACCGTTGATAAACTTAATCTGTAGGTTGTTGACATGGCTAGAGGCTATGACACTATGTCCTAGCTCCAGTAGCATCTGCCACATGATGTCCCTAGCCTGTCCCTGTGTAGGGGCAACGTAGAACACCTGACCTTTCTTAGCTGACAAGCAGTTCAGTATTAGCGACCAAGCGGCTAACCTACTCTTACCTGTACGTCTACCTGCGGCAATAACCTTAAACCGTGTAGGGTCGTTGTAGACCTCTTGCTGCCACGGCAGTAGCTCAACCTTTAAATCAGTCAAGGGATTCCTTAAACGTCTTAGCTGTCTTGGCTCTTTCTTCTTTTATGTCTCTAGCTAGGTAGCTATTAGAAGCGCCTCCTGCTTTAGAACGCTCTCTAGCAAACTTATCAGCTTCTTGATATGCTTTAGGAGCAAAACGAGGAAACTGTTTGTTAGTTGTTTTTTCGTAATCTTTAGCTAACAACACAGCTTCTCTCTGGTTCTCTACTAGCTTTGGTTTTCCGTCAGAGTCCCACCAGATAGAAGGAATAACCATAACCCCTCCCTCTGGAGAGTCTACAGTAATTAAATACTCAGTAGATAGGCCTCCTAAACCAACGTCTTGGGGTTTATGTTTCTTGTAATCAAAAGGCTCTAAGGTTATAGGCATATTAGTACGTCCACATTACAGGAGACTCATTACCGTCCAAACAGCGGATGTCAACATGGACAAAGCTACTAGCAACTCCAATTCCTGAAAAGCCCATTTTGATAGCCTCCTCAACAATTCTAAACCGCTGTACACCGTCTCTGACTTTAATGTCCGCTGCAATACCTTGGGCATGAGTTCCTGCTTTCTCCTTCTTTGCTTCAATGGGGTGGTCTTCTGAACGATAACCACTGGTGATAACAAAGGGGAATCCACACCTTGCACGTAACAAATCTAACTTCAATAACAATCTATCACTAATCTCGTTCTCTCCTGTGTACTGACAGGCAAACTCTTCTCTAGTGAAATAATCAAGGTCTTCATTGATATTATACATCTGTGTACTCCCCTTCTATGGGTTCTTCATTACCGCTTATGACGGTAGTCTCGCCACCGACACCAGTAATGGAAATATTAATAGCACTCTTACCGCCACTAGCCTTGTCTTTTTCGAAATAGCTAACGGGTAACAATCTATCCATGCACAGCTTCCAAGCTGCTGCTTGATTCTTATGGTCATCATCTAACGCTGCATTCATTATAGAATCTAACACCTTCTTACTCTTAGGCGATGCTAACATCCTGGCTTTGTATTCGTTGATGATGGCGGCATCACCTTTAGGTCTACCAACGCCTCTGCGTTGCCCCTTGGTAACACTCTTGATCTTCGCCTTCTTAGGTCTTCCTATCTTTTTTTCAGTCACAGAATTGCCTCTATTGAGATACTATGTAGACTATGTAGTCGCTAACGCTCTGTTGCTTTAAAGCATCAGAGACTTTAAAGCTTTAAAGCATTAAAGACGTTGTAAGGCTAAGAATAATAATTATTTGATCTTAAATTCCTCTTTAACGTCTCTAATGCTTTAAAGCTTTAACGCTCTGTTGCTTTAACGCTTTAAAGCTATATTACTTTAACAACTTAAACACTCTTTAATGAACTATATAGCTATTATAGCATACTTTTTAACAGAAGTCAAGCATTATTTACTGTTAATTCTATGTTATTGGTTAATTAACTGCTATGTAGCCTCTATGTAGTTCCTATGTAGTTCCTTTATAGGCGGATTCTCAGCCGTAACAGCGTCTCCGCAGTGGCCGTTATAGCCCTTAGCTATCAACTACTTAGCCTATATAGCTATTTGTTATAACTGTGTTGCTATTTAGTCTATTTTACCTCTTTTTTGTATCTGGGCGGGTACAGTAACAATCTCCGCAGCTACGCCCCCTCCCCCGTCCCTGGTTAGCACAGGCTACAGCAATTGTCAAGCCTAGAAAGTGACTATATAGGCTATGTTGGTCACGCTAGCGACCTGGCACAGGCTGCACAGATTGTCAAGACTTTAGTGTGACTGTGCAGACTGATCTGGTCACTGGAGATTCTGTACAGTTAAGTGAGAGTGTGGTAGTGGGTACTATACAGACTACTTAGCACTACCATGACCAATCAAGCCAATGCGGTCACACTATGTAGTTGACTATGTAATAGCTATGTAGTACTCGCACGCACGCGCGTTAATAAATAGTAGCTATAGCATTTGGTTATATGCTTATAACATAATGGTCTATAAATGCTATTGATCTTATTTGACAATGTAGTATTATGTGTATTCCCTTTTATTAGGGAGGCGGGAAAACCAACCCGCGACACACTACAAATAGAGGATATAAAAAATGAACGCACAGGATATTGAACAGGCATTAATTGAAGCGCGTATTAACCGTTGGGATGTTGTTATCGAAAAAGCAAAAGCGTATGCGGAAGCTAATTACAACAACGGAATGGATTTCTTTGTTGAGTGCTATGAGCGCGATCAATGGGTAGACGAAGTGTCTCGCTTAGATGGCACTCTAAAGACTTGGCGAGAAGTTAAAAAAGCTATGAAAGAACACGCTGAGGATAGAGCAGAAATCATGGCAGATGTGCGCGGTTATGGCGACTGCGACGCTGAGGAAAAATTAAGCTTTTAAGTTAGTTTATCAGGTAGCATTGCTAGGCAGTGTTACCGCATAAATTAACTACTACACACATAGGTGATAACAATATGAATAGAAAAGATATTTTAAAATTGCAAAAAATTGTAGATGGGCAGACCTTTCAAGAGTCTATTATTGACGATGCGATTGAGCTAGCTAATTCGTTAGATTTAAAAGTAGCATTAAAAGCATTAAAAGCAGGTTATATTAGTGCGGAGGGTAGGTTTACAATTAGCCAATTTATAGTAGAATTATTAAGAGAAAAAAAACAATAGGAGGGGTGACAAAATGAATAGCGCACTAGTACGAAAACAAAAGCGAGAGGCCAGGATAGACTTTATAGTCTCTGC